GGCGTTTACGCGCGCTTGGCACAACTGGGGTAGATGGTTTACGACTCCGACCGGAGAGACATGGGCAAAAGAGTCAATGTATGCGGTAGCAGAGACGGAGGAGTAGCCGGTGAGAATGCAGTTAGTCGAGACGAGCACAGAAAACCGAACATACCCACCTTCTGATAAGGAGGGAACGGTACTGGCAGACATCGTGAAATCCTGGGAAACGCCGGCAACCAACACAAGGTTGCCGTAGCCGACGTCGACATCACCAGAAGGCTTATTCTGGTACACTCGAATTCCGCAGGCGCAGGCTAGATTGGAAGTAACATGGACAGTAAAGACGCTGCTGAGGCCAGCATCAATCCAAACATAGCCCTGTTTTGATTCCACCTCCCCACAGAACAAGATCTGTCCATGGGGGGTGGAACCCGAATAGCTGGTGTAGTACAGGGGCTCAACAGGGGTTTCAATTCCTGCGAGAGCAGCATTGCTATTGTCAAAGGAAAAACCGATGACGCCACCCGGGAAAACAGAACGGTAGACAAACGGAGGAGTGTTAGGTCTGAAGTAGACCATAGACCGGAGTGGGTCGCGGAAGACGGCCATGTAAGACACCCCAGAAGGAAATGTCGTATAGTTACCAGCGAATGTGGTGGTATTGCAGGGAATGACGCAATGCAAGTCCACGAGGGAAGTGGGGTTGCAGTCATTGATGGTTGCCATCCGCATACCGCCGGAACTGGGGTTCATGATCGACTTTACGACCAGACTCGCGGTCGTCTCCATAGACCTCGCAAGCTTAGGGACCTTGGCCATAGCAGCGGCAGCCGATGCCCGGTGAGGCTTTGGTTGCTTTTGCTTTTGTATGACCACGACCTTTGGTTGCTGCTGTTTTTTCTGCTTCTTTCCCTTCCCTTTAAGGACCACGACCTTAGTCGACATGCTCGCTGGGCCCAGTTAGCGCCACAAAGGCGCAAGACAAAAGCCAAGCTACAGTCAAGCGGAGGAAAACCTTCAACTCTCTCCTAGTCCGCACGAGAATGCGAGAAAGGAGACGGGAGAGGTGGCCTCGCGGAGAAGGTTGTGAGCGAGGATCAGGGAAGTAAGGATCGTTGGACAGGATTTCCGGGAGATCCAGGGGTACTGAACTGAAGGGGATCGAACGCACGCAGGAGGAGGAGGAAAGAGGGTTAGGGTAGTGAAAACTCGTTTCGACAGTCCGGCGCACAGCTTGATGGAACAAGGTCACACGGCGCCGCCCACCCCAAACCCAACTAGCAGAACGAGAGCCCCACGCGGGAGTTGAAAACCTCCTGCAAGGGGACACTCACCCAACCATTCTCCAACCTCTGCTGGTCATAATCCACGAGGAAGTCCACCACGACCTGGGGGACAGGCCACGGCAGACCGAGGTCGAGGACGGCCCTGTAGCCATAGAGCTCCTGAGCCAGGCCTTCGTAGACGGCCGCTGGGTCCTCCTCCCCTGGATCCGGAACCTGCCAGGCTGACAAGAGCCTGGTAGGCTCGGAGGGGAGAGTGACCGTGTAGCCGCCGACGTCGGCGGTAACTCGAGACAGGAAGGGGGCATGCGCACCAACAGGATACAGGTCTCCATCGCAGAGATCGATCTTGACAACCTGCCCCGAAACCCAAGTGACGAGGTCGGCAAGCAAGACCACTTCCTCCACGCTTTCAGCCTGCATAAGGTTGTCATCGCCCACAATCTTCCATGCTCTCTTTTCCCAGACCTCTTCAGGAGGGCACGACAGGACAAGAGACCAGCAGTACGTGAGGACGCAGTCGTTCACCAACGAATTGAGGGCAGACGTCAGGAACTGACCACTGGCGTTCCCGCCTGCTTTCTCGAAG